AGCGCCGGTCGGCCGTTGGATGGCGAGGCGAACAGGAACCACGACGTCGCGCCGTTGGCCGACGACGCCACGATCGGGATGTACGGATCGACGCTGACGCGCACCCGGCCGCGCAGAACGTTGGCGGTCTTCATCTGACGCTGCGCCGTGCCGGCGGCCTTGTTCTCGTCATACGTGACCTCGGTCGCGTTGACGATGCTGAGCGCCGTGTTTTCCAGACCTGGCGGCACAACCAGCTCGACGGCTTCGATCAGGATCGGCTCGCCGTCGGCATCAACCTGGACGGCCAGAGTACCGAACGCCGCATCAACCGCAGCGAGAGATAGCGCCGGGTTGGACGCGACCTTGTTCTTGTTGCCGGACGTGTAGAACGACGCATGCGGCCCGTTGGCGTCGACGTACAGCTCGGTCATCTTACGCTGCTCGGTACGCCGTGCGGCGCGGCCCAATGACGCCGGCTTCTCGGCGAAACTGCCGAGATCGTCGTTGATGAGCGTCTCCCACGAGTAGCGCAGCGTGCGGCCGAACTTACCGACCGTCAGTGAGTAGGCCGACTCGCTGACCACGGCCTCCGGGTACTCGGTGAGCTCAGGCACCGCGTCGAGGACGCCCTCAGCGCCGCTCGTGTCGTAGAGCTTGACCGTGCGGAAATCCCGGACGGTCCGCGCCTGGGCGAAATTGCGCCAGGTCGCCGGATACTCGTTGTACCCAGCGAGAACGGCGCGGTCGATGATGTCACCGAACAGCAGCGGGAAATCGCTGGTCGACATCGCCTCACGCAGCAGCCAGTCCGGTCGGCGGCCAGACAGGACGCTGTCGAGCAGCTCGGCGGCCTCCGCCAGGCGCGCGCTGTAGTCCGCACCGGCGGAGCGAGCCGCACTGCGGACGCCGGTACCCTCCGAGCCGAACAGCGTCTGCACGCTGGCCTGCTCGGCGCGATAGGTTTCGATCACCTCGAGAAACGTGTCCATCGTGCTCCCCCTCCGGCGCAGAAGCGCCGCCCCCAGCTACTAGCTCCTAGTAGCCGACCTTGACCGCGATCGTTGCCGTCGCGCCCGACGTGACGCCCTCCAGCGCGTAGCCAAAGCGCACGCCGGTCGCCTTCTTCGACAGCTTCGGCGTGTCGGCGGTCACGTAGTAGAGAATGTCTCCGGCCGACACGGTGGCATTGCCGCTGCCGTCGACCCCCTTGACCGACAGGTCGTAGACGCCGGCCGTGTCGATCGACACCTTGCCGGAGGCGTTGCCGCCCTCGCCTTCATCGACCGTGGCCACGCCCGGCAGCTGGCCAACCAGAACCGGATCACCACTGGCCGGTGTCGCCGGATCGGATGCCGTGACCGAGAGAAACCGCCCGGTGCCAAACACTGCGTTCTTCGCCATGTCCCCTGCTCCCCTTGCTCAGCCCCCAGCGCCGCGCTTAGCGGCGGCCCTGGACGGCGGCCTTGACGCCAGCCTCAGACAGGCCGGTGTGTGCGAACAGTCGCGTCAGCGACGCCTCCAGCTGCGTGGTGTCGCCGCTGCCGCCGCCGGACGGCCCCATGCCGCGCACGGTGCCGGACTCGGCCAGGTCGGTGCGCCAGGCGTCGCGTGCGGCCACGATGGCGATGTCGAGCGCGGCGGTGTCGAGCACGCCCGCCTCGGTCATCGGCACGGCGGCGACCAGCGCCTCGGTGATGCGGCGCACGGCGAACGCGGGCAGCTCGGCATTGGCCAGCTGCGCGGCAATGTGCGTCCGCGCCTCAGATGTCGCGCGCTCGGTGCGGAGCCGAGCGTTCTCGGCCTCCAGCTGGTCGATACGCGCCTGGGTCTCTGCATCCATCTCGGATACCTCCGTCGATTCCACGAGCGCCACAACCGGCGCACCTGATTCAGTCGTCGCGACCCTCTGGCGCGACGTGCGGCGTGGTTGGCCGGAGCGCGCGGACTCCAGCATCGTCACGACCTGGCCCCCGGCCCCGGCCTTTGTGACCCAGTCGACCGACTCGGCCGAGACGAGCGAGTCGATCAGGCGGCCGCGTCGGCCGTCCGCCTCCCCCTCGGTGACCGTGCCGGATGCGCGGATCGAGACGCCGATATGCGGCGCGAGATCGTCCAGCAGATCGCGATAGGCACCGAACACCGCCGCCTCGGCATACAGGCCCGGCCCAGCTGGACCGTCGGCCTCCCAGCGCGCGTCCGATGTCAGCACGCCGGCGATGTCACGCACCGACCGCTCCGGCCGATCCTCGGACTCGGTCGCGGACGGATGATCGATGTACATGTGGGTGCCACTGGTGAAAATGTTGGGGCCGTCGCGTTCGAGCATCTCGGCCGAGTAGTAGCCGGAGCTACCCCACCCTGGCTGGATGACCTTCAGCTGCACGGCCCCGGCGTCGGCGATCGCCGATTCGGTGAGAGGCACCGGATCGGAGCGCAGCGACTCGGCAGCCGCTGTGGCCTGCTCGACCGGCACGTACTCGGTGCGAGCCATGACCTCGACCGGATCGCCGAGGGTGACGACGCCGGCGTCGGTGATCGTGTAGGAACGCTGGTAGGTGTGTGCGCCTGAGGGTGTCTCGTAGCGATAGATGACCGCGTCGTCGTATTCGTCCTCGATCCACATCCAGTAGCCGTCGCCCATCTGGAGTGTGTCGCGGATGGCCGTATCGAGCGCGGCGCGGATGTCACGATGCGAGAGCGCCTCCTCGGCCGTCTCCTCGTCATCGTCGGCGGATGGCGTCGAGCCGAGCGCAGCGGTCAGAATCGAGCCCAGCTGTCGCCAGGCGCGCACCAGTGCTGTCGCATTCCGCTGGCTGAGCACACGCCCGGCCTCACTCACATCACTCACATGCGCCTCCCCGATCCCTCGATAGACGTTGCTCGACTAGTAGTTACTCGTCTATTCACCAGCATAGAGATGCGCAAACCGTCGCGTCAATCAGTGGCAGGACGGCGGCGATAGAGCACGGTGCAGCGGCAGCCAGGGTGCGACAGCGGCCGATCATCGCCGCTGGGGAACGTGTCGTCGATCGGGATCCAGCCAGCATCGGCGTTGCTCTGGCAGTCCTCACTGACGCGATCGTCGCCGACGGTCAGCCAGCTCTTCTCCATCGCGAGACCAGCATCGGCCAGCTGCTGCGCCATGCCGCGTGTGCCAGCCTCGTAGGCGTTGCCGACCTCAGTGACGGCGACCAGCGTCGCGCGGTCACGGATGTGCTGCTGCGGCTTCGGCGAGTGGAAGCCCTCGAACTCGCTTTTGATCGCGTCGGCGAGCCGATCGTAGGACCAGCCATCGGCCACGGCCTCAGTCACCAGCCGCCGGATGCCGTCGCGGGTTGTCTGGTTGACTTTCGTGACCAGCTCGGCCGCGTAGTCATCGGCGTAGCCCACGGCCGCCGGGTTGTCGAGGGTGAACGAACCGACCAGGCTGAACTGCGCCGGCACACTCTCGGCCCCGGCCCCCAGCGCCGCGCCAACCGCAGCGCCCAGCACATCGATCAGCTGCGACCGGGTTTTGTCCAGCGCATCCTCGATCAGCCGGTTCCACTCCTCCTCCGGGTCGGCCTCCTGGACTCGCCGCGCCTCGGCCGCCTCACTGTCCTCCGGGAACGCACTGCGCCGCGCCTCGAGCGCAGCCAGTACGTCGGCCTGCTGCGTGCGCCAGGCACGCCGCAACGCACGCACGAGACGGCGCTCGATCGTCGCGGTGGTGCGATCACGACGTCGGTGCGCCGCGGCCTCGATCACGCGCGTCAGCGCCGCCTCCAGCCGCGCCAGCTGCCGGTCATCGCCGGCCGGGACGTGCGGGATCATCGACTGCCCTCCCGCATCTCGGTCAGGATGTCGCGCAGGTCGGTGATGGCCGACAGGAACAGCGCGTCGGTGTCGGGCATCGCCGGCAGCTCCGGCACGTCGTCATCCTCTGGTTCGGTGTCGTCTGCGCCCTCGGCATCGGACGGATACAGATCGTCGAGGATCGCGTCGATGTCATCGACGTCCAGCGCCGACAGCGCCAGCCGCGCCACCAGCTCGCCAGCATCGGGCGGCAGCATCTGCGCAGCGCGCGCGATGGCCTGCATGCGCAGATTGACATCGCGCTCCAGGATGCTGGGGAACGTCACGATCGGCGTCCGGTCGATCGGCTCGTCTGGCGTCTGACTCTGCGGATCGGGGTGCATCGTGACGACCAGCGTGCCGTCTGCACTGCGCTCGGCCGTCCCCAGGCTGCGCAATGGACCCTGCGGTGCGTAGACCGCCTCGTCGATCGCCAGGTTGCACAGATCGGTGATGATGTCGCGCCACAGCGACTGCCTGGCGCGCATTTTCAGCTCGGTCGGTCGGTCGAGGGTCCGCGCCGTCGCCAGATTGCCGACGTCAGCATTGCCGAACAGGATCGTCTCAGGGATGCCGATGCCGGCCGCGACCATCAGGCCGAGGCGCTTGGCGTCGTCGGGATGTGGCGCTGCGCCCGACATGCGCACCAGATCGTAGTCCGCGCCGCCCTGCGCCCCGACGAACGTCGAGCCGGTGATCGGCGGCGGGTTCGTTTCTCCGGCTGGCGCGCCGACAGTCGTGCCTAATTTGGCGCGCGCGGCAGCAACCCCTTTGCGGCCGCCGCCGGTCGTGATCCGTGTTGCGAACATGGCCTGCGCTCGGCGGATGGTGGCGAACCGCTCCAGGTCTTCGCGCACGGCGATGGCCCAGTCGAGTGCCGAGTAGGTCTCCGGCACGCCGAACCGCATGCGGCCGATGCCGCCGACCTTACGGTGCATGACCCGCGCGCCCCAGACGATCGGGACGTCGCCGACCTTCTGCGGTCGGTCGCGTGCCGGCGGCTGATAGCGCCAGTCGGGATACAGCGCCGTCAGCTCGACGTCGCGGCCGTCGGCTGTGCGCTGCTGCCAGACGCGCTTGTAGAACCACGGCTCGCGCCAGTCCTCCGGGTTGGTGATGATGTCCTGAATCTCCTCGACGACGATCGAGCGGATGCGGACCGTGCCGATCTGCTGGTCGACGAACAGTGTCAGGAACAGATTGCCGGTCGCCGACAGCTCGATGTCGGCACGCTGGAGCGCTGCGTCGCTGGTCAGCTCGACGCGGTTGCCCCAGTCCTCCCACAGATCGCGCAGCACATCGTTGACCGCCGGATGCTGCGCCGCGACGTCCACGCCCTGGCCGGCCACGTAGTGCGCCTGCACCTCCAGCGCGTGATTGATGAGCGGGTTGCCCAGGTAGGCGTAGCGGCTGCGCTGGATGATCCGTGCCAGTCCGTCGCGCGAGAACTCGCCGTTGAATGACGAGTCCAGTCGCCGCCAGCCGATCTCGTCACGCAGCGACATCTCCAGCGCGGTCAGCGATTCCTGCGCCAGCTGGTAGTTCCACTCGGAGCGGACGACGGCGTCGACGAGCTCGTCGCGGCTCATCTCGGCCAGGTTGACGCTGCCAGTGTCGGTGTCGGTCGTGGCCATGTCGTGTGTCCCCTCTAGACGCTCGGCCCGATGCTGACCCAGTCGTCATCATCGAGCGTGACGATCTCGTCGATGCGTGGCGGTTCGCCGGCCAGGTAGCAGGCACCGGCGGCCGCCATCACGCTGTCCTGTATCAGGTTGCGGTCGTCCCACTGATAGAGCTCCAGCTCGCGGCCGAGCTGCTCGACGCCGTGCTTGAAGCGCCCCTGCTCAATGGCCAGCTGCAGCGCCGTGATCATGTCGATCTTGCTCTTGTGGGACGTGTAGCAGGCCAGCACCGGCACCGTCAGGTTTTCGATCACCGGGTCGCCTGGACTGTTGGACTCCACGCCGTGCACGCCAGGGTAGGCGTAGAACCGCTCGGTGATGTGCTGCTGGATGACCGGGTAGGGAATGCCGAGCATGCGCTCGTAGGCCACAACCTGGTACGTGCCATCGGTGACGTCGAGCGTGATCCCGACCGTGGCGTCACGGCGGCGGCCGATGTCCCAGAACGTCACGTACTGCCGACCGGCGACGCCAGGCTGCAGCCCGAGCCAGCCATCGGCGCAGCGCTCCAGGTAGACGGCGGCGAACACCGCCGCGCCGGACTCGACGAAATCGCACTCATACTCGGATGCCCACTGCTGCGCCGTGTAGCGTGGCCGTTCGCGCTGGTACCACTCGTCATCGTAGACCGGGCATTCCTGCCACGGCACTAGGTGCTTCGACCAGTCGCCGCCCTCAAAGCCGCGCCAGAGCCGGAAATAGAGATTGCCGCGCCCGTTGGCCGTCGAGACGACCGTCATCGTGCCGCCGTGGCTGATCGTCGGCGACACCGACTGATAGATGTCCTCGGCGTAGTCCTGGAACGCGAACTCGTCCAGATAGACGTCACTGGCCGCGTAGCCGCGACCCGTCGAGCGGTTCGCCGGCAGCGACATGATGCGGCTACCGTTGGCGAAACTTATCTCTTCGGTGTTGTCCTTCACCGTCGTCGGCACGCCGGACGTCATCTGACTGATTGCCGCCTTGACGTAGTACAGCAGATTGACGGCCAAATCCTGATTGCGGCTGACCAGCAGGATGGTGCGATCCGGGTGCTGCGTCGCGCGCCAGGCGGTGTCGAGCGCGACCGCCTGCGAGAATCCGACCTGGCGCGCTTTCAGGACGATGCGGAGCGGCGAACGATCATCCAGGAATGTCGCCTGGTACGGGTATGGCTCGAACGGGATGCGGCCGCGCACCGGATGGATAACGATCGCGTTCTGCGTCGCCCACTCCAGTGGCGACAGCTGCGGCTGCGGTTCGGCGACCGCCTCCTCGGCATGGCGACGCAGGACGCGCTGCGCAGCCAGCTGCACCAGCTGCGCGGCTGGCGAGATGCTCATAGCTCGCCCTCACGCAGGATGGCCTCGGCCTCGGCCATCACCTCATCAGGATCCAGTCCCATCGATGCGGCGACGCGCTCAGCCTCGCGCCGGACGGCGACCTCGATCGAGACGGTTGACTGGCGGGTGATCGCCCCGGCCATATCGGCGACCAGGCGCGCCGCGCGCATGTCGCCGGCGAGCGCTTTCTGGATGACCGCCGCGACAACACCGGGAAGATGACGCCGCAGCGATCCGCGCCAGGCAGCCTCCCATGCCTCTCGAAACTCGCCGTCTTTCTGCAGCCAGCGGTAGTACGTGGCACGTGAGACATCCGCCGCCTTGCAGATTGACTCGACCGTGCGGTTCAGCCCCGGCTGCATCGCGGCATCAATCAGCATCATCTGGCGTGGCGTCAGTGCCATTGTGTCTCACTCAGTCTCAGTAGTGGCGTTACGTCTAGCGGTTACACGTCTATCGTGCGACACAACGGTACCAGCCGTCCAGCGTCGCCCGTGCCGCCTCGTCAAACCACACCTCATCAGCCAGGAACGCGGCGAGATGTGGCGCAGGATCGTCAACGTCGAGGATGATCGCGAGCCAGTCGGGACCGTGCATCAGGAGCCACCATCGCGCCTGTCTGCCGTTGACGTCGTTGTCGCGGGCATCGCGGACAGCGGACCAGAGCATCGCGGCCGCCAGGCGGGCGACAGGTGCGACATCATCGGCGCGCTGTATCGCCGCCATGCCGTCCAGTCGCCCCGGCGCGTCCTCGGTCACGGTGACGGCGGCCCCCCGTCGGCGTCACCGTCGTACCACTCGACGTCCTCTCTCGCCAGATTGATGACGCCGATCATCGCGCCCGGTCGGCCATCAGCAAGTGAACGATGGATGCGTAGGTTGCCAGTAACGTCCGAGATGGTGATGACGGTATCGCCCAGGAGGCTCACGTCCAACAGCAACTGCGACAGGAGACCCGTCGGGATGTAGCGATGATCGAACGTCCTGCGCCCGACCAGGCTGTCATCGAGCCCCATTTGCTGCCCTCCCTGTCTCTCGCTCGACCCGCCGGATCCAGTCGTGCAGCTGCTGATCGGTGCGTGCATGCTCGCGGATCAACGAGAGCGCCATCTCCCGCTGCGCGGCTTTGGCCGGCGAGTCCTCCAGCAGGCACAACAAGTAGGCTGCCATGTCGCGCTCACGCTGCTCATCGGTCAGCGTCGGTCTGATGCGGCTGAGCTGGCGGCGGACAGAATCAGCGATCAGCGGCATCAGTTACCTCCTACGGCACGCAGTGCGGCCTCATACTGTGCGGCGATGTCGTCGGCCAGGTCGCCATTGATCTGGACAACAATGTCGCCGTGCTCAAAAACGTGCGAGAAAAACAGCGCCGATGATTTGCCGAGATCGACGTAGTAGGCGATCAGGCTGGCGCGCTCGGCATCGTCCGGCACCTGAATCACGCGGCCGCCGGCGTCCTCACCCAGCGACGGGATCAGGAACCGCACGCCCTCTCCGACCAGCGGTGCCATGCCGTAGTCCTCGCGCGTCATCGGCCGCGCCGATTCAGCCTCCAGACCGGCAGCCTGGAATGCCGCGATCACGGCTTCCGGCGTCACCTCGATCGCCTCTGCCGGTTCGGTCGCCGTGGCCTCAGCAGGTGCGGTCGGCGGCACGGCTTCGGTCGCTGCTGGTGAGTCCGTGGCCACGGCAGCGGGTACCGTCGCCGCCTCAGTTGCAGCTGGCGGCGACGTTGGTGTCGCGGTTGCGTCATTGCTGTCACTACCGCCACAGGCGACGAGTAGCAGAATCAGGCTGGTCGCTGTAATGGCCCGGCGGCCGATCACTGTCTGATTTCCTGGCGGATGCGCGCGCCAACCTTAGCAAGGAGCTGCTGGAGCTCGTCGAGTTCGTCATCGGAGAGCGCGGCAAACCCCTCCATAGCCGTAATCCCGGTACGGGCGTCGCCTACTCTGTATGCGAACTTGACCTCTGCGCTTGTCACGTCATTCCTGTCCTCGCCGGGCAAGAGAATGGCGTCCCTGCTCAGGGAGATGGCCTCGATCGTCAGCTTTCCGGCAGCCACATTACCTCCTTGTGTTGAGCGTGATTTTCTACGAGCAAGTGTACTCTCGATTCCGAGATTCACGACATGCTCAGGGTGCGGTCTGATTAGTTAAATGGCTTCAAGGGGCACCGTCGACGATCGCATGACGACCTCAATAACCGAGTGACTTTGGTGCCACGTCTTCTTCTTTGAGATCAGTTGCAGTCACATTTAGATATGTCTGGCCTTTGTGCTGGATAACATCCAACACCCACGAGTGCCCACACTCTCCCCATAAATGGATCCGAACCGCTCCACGACGGTCAGACGGATTACGGTTGGTGACCTCTGAGACGATGCTGCCAGGCATGAGCATGATTGATGGCCCGTCCTCACCATGTTTCGAAACTCGCTGATACTCTTCTACTCGACCATGATGCGAGTAGTGAAAGCCACATCTTGGACATTGCAATAGGTACCGGTTGGCATCTTCCCAGACGATTGGCTGTTGTCGTGACGAATCACTCATGGTCGAGATTCCTTCCCTACTTCAGATGACGGGTCGCTAGCATCATAAATTGTCTCAGGTTACAGACAGGATGTCGTGATCCGTAGCTGGCACTGATGGTTCTCGATTGAGACTTTCGACACGCACATCGCCGTAGACGACGCGAACCAGGTAGTCGTGATGGATCGGGCAGATTCGTCTATCGAGATCGTGCATGATCGCCCAGCCGTTCTCCCCGCAGAGCAGCTCGACGACGCGGTCCGCGCGCTCGCCGTCGATAAACGGCACGGTGTACAGGACATCAGGATCGAGCGGGCCTCGGAAGCGCAGGCCGTAGTGATCCTCACTGACCGGCGTCGGCGAGTCGGCTCCGGCCGGCAGCGCGTCCGGCGCGCAGCGTGGGCAGAACGCGCCGTCCGGGTCGGTGCGATCGAGCCACCACGCCAGACAGTCGCGGGAGTGGAACGTCAGCCGCTCCGATGCCCACCACTCATCGCCGGTCGGTATCTCCAGCTCGTAGCGGCCCTCCCGGCTGTCGCTGCCAATCTCCTGCCCGCAGCCGTCGCAGATGGTGATGAGTGGCATTAGCGGTCCTCCAGTGCGCAGTAGACGTTGATGATCGCGTCGACGACGTCGCTGGCCCTCGGCAGCAGGCGCTCACGATCGGCATAGAGGACCCGCCTCACATCAATGGTCATTGCGTTACGACGCAGCTCCAGTTGCGCGCGCGCGAGCGTGCTTGGCAGCTCGGCAACGGCGATCCACTCGCCAGACCAGCCGGACGACTCACGCACGAGCCAGATGCCCGGCTTCGGCCGCGACTCCCGCTCGCGCGCCAGCGCCCGTTCTGCAGCCTCGCAGCGCTGCATTAGCTCCCCGAGTAGCCGAACTGTGTTCTCTGGCGTCTCACTCATCGCCGCGAGGGCGGCACGTAGAGATTCCAGGGCTCCCATGTAGTGATTGTGCGATGAGTCGCTGAAATCCGTGCTGCGCGCGGCCTCATCCCATGTCTGCACGGCCTCCACCACATCCAGCAACTGCGGCAGGTAGTTGTGCATGGCGACGATCAGGTGGATGACCTCAGGACGATCAATGCCGATCCCCACGACAGGCCACCAGTCGCCGTCGCTATCGCGGACCTCGATGTACCCGGCAGAGTCACCGTCATTGAACGGACCTGAGTACTCCCACTCACCCTGCGGTGCCGCCTCCCACAGACGGCGCAGCTCAGCCACGATGTCTCGGTCATCACGGTCAGTCATGCGTCACCGCCACCTTCTCTGCGACCGGCAGATGCCAGCCAGAACGTATCAGCGGCCACGGCGTGCCACGCGGCGGTCGCGTCCCTCTTGCTCATTCCTGCACCTCGGCTTCACCAACGGTCGTGTGTCGCCCGAACATGGACTCTTCGAGCAATCCCTGCATCCATTGCCACGTCTGCTGGCCGATCCGAACGTACTGCCCGTTATCGTCCTCGTGGATCAGGAACGTCTCGGTCCCGAGGTAGTCCACGACCGGACGCAGGCACTCGGGCTCGATGCGCGACAGGTGCCATCTCCGGTCCTGCTTGACGATCTCGGCGTGGCAGTCCTGCATAATCGCGTCGGTCACCGCGTAGGCGCTGGGGAACACCATGTAGCCGTCGCGGCGCTTCTCTGCGTACTCGCGGAACACCCGAAGGATCGCCACGGCCATGGTGTCGCGCAGACGTTCCAGCCGCGCCATCGTGATCGGATCCGGCAGGTCCGCAACCGCGATCCAGCGCATCCGCCGCCCGGACTCTTCGGTCACGATCCACAGACCTTCGCGCGGCAGCGACTCGCGCTCTCGGTCCAGCGCCCGCAGCGCGTTGTCCCGCTCGTTGGTCAGTTGCGCGACCATGAGCGAGAG